GCTCCGATTAACTGATATTGAGCAACTTCATTTAATTGGGTATCTAATTGAACTAAATCAATAACTGCAGATTGTCTTGGAGCAAAGTAATTTCCAGTTGATGTTGCATCATCAAAAATGTCTCGTGACATATCTTCAAATTTCTGTCGAATTTGAGAGTTTTGATCACAGTAAAATTGTAGTGAATAGTTATCACTTCCAGGATATGTTGCATTCCCAGGGATATTAAAGTTTAATCCCATGTATGGCACAGCAACATTGGTTACTTGTCTTGCAGGTAAATTCGCAGTTGTGCAATATACGAGATCATCTTCATCAAACGTAACGGAGCTTGATCCACCTGAATCAATACTCAGTACTCTAAATTGAAAATCTCTTGCAAAATCTCGTTCAACTGCTACTCTATAAAAATCAGCTATTGTTTGACGTACGTCTGGCATATTATTATTTATGCGCTCCAGGTAGTTTTAAGTGAACAATAAAAAAGGGCTAGATGAACTAGCCCTGTGAATTTAATTGGATTTGTTATTAACCAACGATTTCTGAGAAATCTTGACCGGTTCTTGTAGCGTAAAAATTTACCAAAATGAACTCTGCCGCTCTCGTGGGTTTAAGATATATATCTATCACTAACTCGTTAGCATCGATCACATCGGGTGTATTATTTCTCTCATCGCATACAATGAGGTAATCATATAACCCTTCATTATTCTTTGCATCTTCAAAGATTGGAGTAAGAATGTTAATAACATTTGTTCTAGTAAACAATGTGTTTGGTTCAAACACAAAATATTTAACTGTTTCTCTTGTTCGTTTTTCAAGATATAAGAACAATCTACGAACATTAACTCTATCGAATGCACTAGGTTGTGATTGTAATGTTTTCTGACCGAATATTACAAATCCTTCGCTAGGGAAGAATGCAACTGGGTTAATATTAACTTGATCATAAATCTGATCGCGTTGTTTTTGTGTTGGATATAATGCAATATCATTAACATTAATTAATCCACGTGTGAAACCAGCTGGTGCATACCATGGTGCAAAATTTGCATCTGTTCTAGCATAATTTGCTGCAGCTATACCAGAGAATGGTATCCAAACCTGACCACCTACATTCGAATCATATACTTGAACATACGATGCATAAGCAGATGCATAGTTGGTATTAATAATACTATACAATTGTTTTAACGGTGTTAAGATGTTTAATGGAAATGTTTGTCCTGGAACATTGATACCCTTTTGGTTATCACCGGTAATAAAGATTTGTCGTAATGGATCCGAAATATATATAAAATCCTTTCGAATATTTTGTGTAAAATTAATAAATTTAGATTGCACTGTAGCCCAAGAAGATCTTAAATTAGTAGCAGCAGTACTCAATGATATCCCGGTTGCAGATAATCCATTTAATCCAGTTACTGAATCCCGATCATCAAAATAACCATTAGCAAGATTCGTTGCATTTGTTGTATGTTGAACTGTTGCATGGATAGTACCTAACCCAGCTTCTGGCATAATATCGATATCAAATAAATCAACATTTGCTAATCTATCAAATACACGATCTAATTTACCTGGAATATCTCCGATAACATTATTGGATGCTTTTGATGTACTATATTTAGCAGCTGGTAATGCTGTAGATTGACCAAAACCAGGAGCATATAATGTTCCATATTCATATGGTACCATATCAACCGGATTTTCAGCTGATAATACTTGAAAATAACTATTACCATCACTGATATCTTGAACATTGCTAGACGATAAACCAACAATTTGTAAATATTGCGACGCTGGGTTTTCACCGGTATACACATTATTGATTAATTCGTCAGTTATAACTCTAACACGCCGTTGTGGTGTACCATCATCATTTAGAGACGCCCCAGCAAATCTACCAGAGATGTATGGGTTAATTTTAACTGCAAAGTTAACGCTATTATTGTTTACTATTTGAGGCACATAAAAACTCACTGGTGCACCACCAGATGAATTATTAATCTGCCGATAATAATCAATACTACCTGTATATCCTTCTTCTAAAACATAATCCAATTTGGTTACTTCTGGAGAAAAGACCGAGGTTCTCAACTTATACAAACCAAATACAATAGTATCGTCGAACGATGTTTTATTGATTTCAAATGTAGGAATGCTTTCCTGGGTTTGAGATATATTGCTAGCAATTGCTTCAGCGTTATAATCAGCTGATAATGTAAAGTTTAATCTAGACTGTGGAATAGTTGCTAAAGAGCTATATTGAACAACATCATCGGTTTCGTTCTTTGAAACGGTAAATCGTGTAATATCGTCATAATTTGTTGAAGCGTAAAGGTTAGTATTATCAGCAATTGCCATATAATATCCTTCAAGCTTTTGATTAATAGCTGTTTTCGCAGTATTTAGAACAATAAGACCGGCTCCAGCAAAGTTACTAGCTGAAAATTGACCTGTTAAAGTTGTGTTGTTATTATCGATGGTAAATTCAGTTGCTCTAGCTGGTGTGTTACTCCAATTAAATGCCGAATCATCTAAAATTGCTACATATTGTTCTTGGGTTAATGCAACAAATGTTGGTTTACCAATGAAATAAATCATGGTATTATTTGCAGATGCTGGTGAAAACTGTGATGTAAAGGTTGTTCCACTCGTATATCCATCCCATTGAACGTCAAAATTTGCAGATAAATATTGATAACTTGTACCAGCATATGTGTCGTATGCTGTTTTATTAACAGGTATAACAGGGTAAACTGTTGCGAAATATTTGTTTGTAAATCCGTCACCTAAACTTGCACCATATGGTAAACGATTTACCAAAATATTTGCTCGACTATTAAAGGACTGAGCAACGGTATGGTAAAAATATCGTTCAGCTGCGTTTGTTGGTGTACCATAAATCTGTGTAAACTCAGACAAACTTGAAACTTGAACAATTTCATCGCTTGGACCTTGAGGAGCAAATCCTGTAATAAATATATTTGTGCCAATTTTATCTGCCGCGCGCAATGACAAATCAATTTCATTGATTTCAACACCCGGACTTTGTATTGTTCTTCTTGCCATATGTATATTTATGGATTTTTACAAATAAAAATCCTAAATCATATGTTTATATTAAATAATACCTATACTTGCACTAGCCCAACCTTAAATTGACTGTAAGCTAACCGGAAGGTAGTTTCTATCTCATTCGGATTCCGATAATTATACTCAATACCCCCTAAATTTGTCGGAAATCCTTTGGTGAAATTAAATTGTACAATTTTTTTGTTGTATTCGTCTAATCCATATATGGTGAAATCTGCCATATACTTACGTTCTACAACCTCTCCAATGTCGAGATTGTTGTCCGCATCAAAATATGCCTTATAATCATCTTGCAATTTATCTAACCACTTGTAAATAAACCAGTAATTGTTAAATCTATTATCAATTGTAAAATTTACATCAATTGGAGGGTATGTAAGCCTGTTATGGCTAGTGACATGAAGGTTTTGACCAGCATATCTAACTTCTATTTCCGGTATATCAATAGGTGGTATAATACTACCATAAATCGAAAATTGGACTGAATCTGGATTAACAAACTCATTACTTCTAACCGTTTTGGATACATCATCCTTTAAAACTTCCGGAACTGGAATAACCAATAAAAATTTATCTTGACGTTCCTTATTAAAAGGACTTTGTGTGTAATTTGTTGTCATATGATTATTTAGACTAACCAAGAATTAGCTGCAGGAGTGTAAGATCTCTGGGTGGTGAATTCAGTTGCTTTAGTCCAACCGTTTTGTGTCATCCAATCGAGTTCAGAATTACTATACGGGTCGTTATGTTTTTCATTGAAAACTATGGTATCAACATGAGTTTCAGCATTATCATCACCCCAACCATATAAATTTGTCCCGATTTTTGTACCATAATCAAAATCATACTTCCGGAGTTTTAAAGGTCTGTTGTTGTCGTCATATTCAACAACTTCAAAAAATTTCTTCGTTAAATCATTATCTAATATTAACAACGCCCAACCTAATGACATAACTCGATCGTCTAAATTACCTGGAGTTGCTGCCCATTTACTGTTTGGTAGTTTAACAAATGTTTTAATTTCGCTTAATGTATCTAAATCTCTAATATTTACAGCACGTAACTCGTTGATATAGTAACGCATATTTGAAACACACCTATATTTTGAATTGGTGTGAACTACAACACCTAACCGATTATTACGTTTATTACCAATATCATAATTTACCACGTTAAAATACCTTAATGTCTTATATAATTGATCAACAACTTGCCCACCGCAATTATTTCTTTCAATTAATACAGGAGGCGAACCCCAATGTAATAATATTTCATGAAGTTTTGTTGTGAAATTATAAGGTTCAATAGTTTTACTCCAATATGTTGCAACCTGTTCAATATTTGATAAATCCCGTAAGTCTAATATTTGGATACAAGATGCGTTCTGATTAATACCCTCAGCTACATCAACCCCAGCAACGTAAATCCCACCATCATCCGGTTGTTTCCAGATTTTATATGCTTCATCATCTAAAACCACTTTTGGCCTATAACAATTTATTTTTAATGATTCAAATAAATCGTCATTAATAGCTGCATCTGAACTAGTTATAAATTGACACCCGAATTCTTGATTAAAAGCGTCTTCACTACCAATTGCCCGAATGGTATCATATTTCCACATTGCATCTCGACCAGGAATTTCATCCCACATAATCTTATCATATCCCCAACCATTCCGGTGTTCAATAGCTCCAGCCCATGTTCTATAAAACAAGTTATCTGTCCCATTTGCAGTAGAAGCAATAAAGATTTTAGATTTTTTAGATGATGAAATTACGGGGAAAACAGATTTCCAGAACGCATCTACGATATGAGGTTCAATGAAAGCTAACTCATCCAATAACATCAAGTTAATCGATTGACCACGTGCAGCTGTTCCGGTGGTGGTACTGATACCAATAACACTACCATTCGTCAATTTCATTGATTCTTTACCATATTCAACAACACCCGGCTTTAAATAATTTGGAAGCTCTTCATATGCCATTCGGATACGTGAAAAGATTTCTTTCGCTGTATCTTCTTTATTAGCAACAACCAATATACGTTGATCGTCATTAAAACAAGCATGCCACAACGTATAAATAGTCATCAGTGTAGTTTTTCCCACCTGTCTAGAAGCGAGAAGGATAAAGAACCTATCTTTAGTCATCTTTTTTAACACACGCTTTTGGCATTTATGTAAT